CTTTAAGTGATATCACTAAGGAAAACGTAACAGGTGAACTAGGAACAGTAGGTGAGATATCAAAGGACATTAGTAAGGTAGTATTATCTTTTGCTCTTACTAAGAAATTTGCACCTAAGGATTTAGGCTTTGTTAAGACTATAGGTGTGAATACCTTACGTATGGTCCCAGGTGATTTGTTATTTTGGAGTAAGAACGATAAGCATATTGCTGATATTGCTTCTGATATGGGCGTACAGAATGCCTTGGTAGATTTCTTAAAGAGTGACCCAAACGACCCTACTTGGTACCATAACTTAAAAGGTGCTGTAGAAAGTGCTTTTGTAGGTACAGGGTTAGAACTAGCAGTAGGAGGTTTACTGCGCGGTTATAAAGGGTTACAGCACTATATTACTTCAAATAGTAGTACAGAAGATGTAGCTGCTAATATTGTTGAGGCAATCACTAAGGAACCTATTGTACCTTCAATAGTTCCTGATAATATTAAAGCTACCGCTAACAAACCCCCTCATACTCAGATTAACTATAATAAGAACCCTTTAGATGAGCAAGGTGCTACAGAGCTCTTACTTAATAGTAAGGCTGTACGAGATGCCTATAACTTAGATATGAAGCCACAGGCACTATCTACTGAAGAAGCAGTACAACTACAGAAGTCATTAGGTATTGATGGTACTATTGATTTAGCAGAGGGTACTCTTAAAAATGTTAAGGACTTAGATGTAGTTACTACTGCTTTACGTAGAGAGCTATTTGATAGTTCTAAGCGTATGACTAAAGCTAAGGATGTTGCATTTAAAGCTACAGGTGCTGAGAAAGAGAAGGCGGTGATGAAGTACCTAATTGAATTAGATAACTTTACGCGTTTAGCTAAGAATGTTAAAGGAGTACAAACGGAGACGGCGCGAGCTCTCTCTGCTATGAATATCTTTGCATTTGACGATGCTAAACTCAGAGCTGTAATGACTTTTGCCAGTGATCATCCACAGCAGTTTGATGATGTAATGGCAGAAGCGCTACAAGGTAAGTCTCTTTCTGGTAAGGAGTTAGATAGGGCTTTAAACGTCATAAAAGATATCGAAGCAGGTACTAGTGCCCTTGCAGCAGGTAAGAAGGTTATTAAGGAAGATAGTAAAGCTGTTAAAGCTATACGTGTACTATTAGAGAATATGTACAATGGTATTCTATCTAACCCTGTTACACATAAGATTAATATGATGGGTAATATGACATCATCTCTTGCACGTATGGGTGAGCACTATGTTGCTTCATTTATTGGGTATGGACGTGAAGCTACTAGTAGACTTACAAACGCCTCTTATAAAGGGGGAAATGATTTTGTACGTCTTAACGAGTTAGCTGCCTTACACAGAGGTCACCTAAGTGGTATGTGGGATACTTATAGAGCTATTGTTAATGCTACTAAACAATTACCTGAGGGTACAGCTTCATTTGAAGAGGCCCTACAAAAAGGTTTCTTAACTAATGTGGGTAAGTTAGATGAGGATGCAGGAGCACGTTATCTATCAGGAGATTACCTTAATGTTGGTGGTAATGCAGGATGGGCCATAGATGTAGCAGGTACAGTAAACAGAAGTGCTCTGATAGCATTAGGTATTGAAGATGATCTGTTTAAGCGTATGGCCTTTAATAGTCACGCTAACTATATGGCAGTTAGAGAAGCTAATAAGAAAGGTTTAAAAACTGAGAAAGCGCGTGCTAAGTTCATTAAGAATTTCTTAAATGTAATGGAGATGCAGCAGACTCTTAAGAATGGTGGTACACTATCTCCTGAGGGCTATAAGTTAGTGCGTTCTATAGATCCTACTAATACTTGGTATGATGAGGCTATTTTGCAAGCTAAGGAAGTAACTTTCCAGGAAGACTTAGGTCGTGCTGGACAGGACTTTGTTAAGTTTAAGAAAGATGCCTTTGGTGGTGCTGGTAATGTTATTATGCCTTTCGTAAAAACACCTACAAACCTCATTAAGTGGTTAGTACGTAGAACTCCTGGTCTTAATATGATTAGTAGTAAGAGTAGAGCTATGTGGGCTAAAGGCGGTAGGGATAGAGATATCGTTATGGCACAGCTTACCTTAGGTACATCTTTATATGGTATGGCTTATAGTATGTACCAAAACGATAAGCTTACAGGTATAGCGCCTCAAGGACACAGAGCTGCGTGGGAAAGCGCAGGTATCTTAGAGAGTTCATATGTTACAGACGATGGTAGAACAGTACAGTATAATCGTGCTGATCCTATAGCATCTTTCTTTAATATTACAGCTTCTATGGGGCAGTTCTTTGATGATATGCAAAGAAGAGGTCTTACTGATGATTCAGATTTTATGGAAAGATGGGATGAGGTTAGCTTTGCAATTATCTCAGCCTTCTCAGAGAATACCCTTAATAAGACGTATACTACAGGTATCACAGAGTTCTTAAGAGCTATGGATGATCCTTCACCTGAGAAGTGGGCTAAGTACGCTAAACAGAAGGCACTAATGTTTGCCCCTGGTAGTGGTATGGCTCGCTACCTTAATGAGGATAGTGAGAATAACCGTAAGTCTGCTATCACACTCTTTGAGAAGCTTAAAGACCTCTATGGTAATAGAGACGATTTGCCTTACCAACCAGATGTATATGGTAAGTTTTCTCCTAAGCCTGAGACTTTTAGTGGTGTACAACAACGTAAGATTAGTACTAGTCCTATCCGTTTAGAGGTTGCTAGATTAGGTTTAAGATTACCTAATATGTCTAATAAAATTACATATAAAGGTATACCTATTGAGCTTAACACTAAGGATTTGTCGGCAATGCGTCACTTATTAGAGAGTGAGTTTAATATTGAAGACCAATTGAATACTTTAGTCAACAGCCAAGAATACAAGGACATTGAGTATGATGGTATTGATTGGGGTACTAAAGGTACGAGACGCTATGTACTGAATGGAAAGCTTCAGGAATTTCATACGAAGGCCTTAGAGCTCTTTATGAAGAAGAACCCTGAAGCCCTTAATCAATATGTTAATGGTTATTATGAAAGAGTTAATAGGACTAAGAGTAATCAACCACTATCTGTTGAAAGATGGTTAGATAAAGGTAAAAAAGACACTAGTGAAATGGAATCATTCTTAAAAGGAGAATAATATGAGTACAAAAGCAACGATTGATACCCTTAACGGACTTCATGACGAGATAGCCACTTACTTTACACAGATGATTACTAGCGGGGAGCGTTTAGCTCCTGGTGAGTTGTCAGCAGTCTTAAAATTCTTAAAGGATAATGAGATTACTGCGGATATTGTAGAGAGTAAACCTATGGCTAATCTTATCCAAAACTTCCTTGATAATGAGGAATCTATTATGGAGTCACCACACTAATGAGTATAGGTACAGTAATTAAAGTTGGTTTACATCTATTAAAGATAGGTGGTAAAGCTACTAAATCCAAGGTTACTGGGAAACCTTCCCAATTAAGCCCTAGTGAGCGTAAAGCTTTAGAGCTTATTGGTAAGGGTCCTAAGGTAGGTAAGGATAAGCTTAAGATTAAAAAGAAGAAAAAGAAGTAAGTATTAGAGCTCCTAGGATTCGATTCTAGGAACTTTAATTAAAAAGTAATACAAGGGTTAGGGTAGAGCCTTAAAGGTTCCTCTAACCCACCTAATTTTAAAGGAGAGAGGGTATGCAGGATGAGGATAAAATAAAGAAAATACTAACTAGTTTCCCAGAGTATGTAGATTATGTCTGGAATACTATTGGTTTACCTAATGCTACTCCTATACAAAAGGACATAGCTAATACACTGCAGGAAGGTAATAAACGTCTTCTTATCCAAGCCTTTCGTGGTCTTGGTAAGACATACCTAAGTGGTGCTTATGCTACCTGGAGACTCCTTAGGGATCCTGATGAGAAGATACTTATTGTATCGGCATCTGGTCCACACGCAGTAGCAATCAGTACTTTTATTAAGAAGCTGATTGGTGAGGTACCTATACTAGAGCATTTGAAACCTAGGGGAGACCAGAGGGACTCCGTGATGGCTTTTGATGTAGATGGTTGTCGTGCTACAGTACAACCTAGTGTTAAATGTCTAGGTATTAATTCTCAATTACAAGGTAATAGAGCATCTTTGCTAATTGCTGATGATATTGAGACATCAATTAACTGTGCTACTGAAACAATGAGAGCTAAGATACTACAACAAATAAATGAATTTGATAGTATCCTACAGACAACAGATAATGCTAGTATATTATCCTTAGGTACACCACAGACAGGTGATAGTATCTATGGTCGTTTTGTTGATAAAGGTTTCCTTGTCCGTATATGGCCCTCACGTATCCCTGAGGAGCCTGAAGTATACCAAGGTAGGCTAGCCCCTTACATTGAGGATATGATAGCTAATGGGGCTACTGTAGGGACTCCTACGGATACCCGTTTCCTTGATGATGACCTACTACAGAGAGAGGGTTCTGTTGGTAAAACATATTTCCGTTTACAATACCAATTAGATACCTCATTATCTGATGCAGATAAGTACCCATTAAAGCAGGAAGATTTGATTGTTATGGATATCCCTATGGATAAGGGACCTATTGGAGTCTCTTATAGCTCTGGTAGAGATACCTTATTGGATATACCAAATATAGGGTTTACTGGGGATACTTTACATGGACCCCTTTATATTGATAAAGAATATACACAGTATCAGTTTAGTATTATGGCTATTGACCCCTCAGGTAGAGGTAGTGATGAAATGGGTTACGCTGTTATTAAGTACTTACACGGTAAGATATACATAGTATCCTGTGGTGGTCTCCAAGGTGGTTATGCTAATGATAATTTATTTAAATTAGCTACAATTGCTAAGACATATAAGGTACAGAAGATTGTAACCGAGAGTAACTTCGGTGATGGTATGTTTGATCAATTACTACGACCAATATTAAAGAAGGTATACCCTTGTACAATTGAGGAAGTTAGAAGTAGTAAACAGAAGGAGCTACGTATTATTGATACTATGGAGCCCCTTATGAATCAGCATAAATTAATCATAGATAAAGAACTGCTCCTTGGGGATATCGAGGGGAGTCTTAAGGATCCCCAATCGTTATCCTATGGTTTAATATATCAATTAACACATATAACACGTACAAGAGGATGTTTAAAGCACGATGATAGATTGGATGCCTTAGCTATTGTGTTAGCTGCTATTGTAGAGATGGTTGGTATTGATGAAGATGATGCAATGAGGGAGTTTAAGGAGCAGGAACTACAGGATAAACTGGATAAGTTTATAGGAGATATTAAGGACCCTAAATGGATGCTTACGGGGTATTAAAAAAGTGTAGTAAAATCAATGAGTTATAAGAGACCCCTTAAGGGACAAACTAAAAGAAAAAAGCACAGTATACCCCTAAGACCTGAGCAGTATCCCCTAAGACCTGAGCAGTATCCATGGGGACCTGTTGAATATCCATAGGGACCCCCTAGGATAATTATCATTATACTCACCTTATGTTTAATATCGAGGTACTCTTAGGGACCCCTTTTGAAAAATGGTACAAAAATGTAGAAGGGTATAACGTATACGGCCCACCAGATCTCCCCCATGGACTCTCAAGGCTACCTAGGGGGGGGTGTATGCCATGGCTACCTAAGAAAATACCTAAGGAATACCGCCGTAATATTTAAGGGGGTGGGGGGTATCCTAAGGGTGGCCTAAGGTAGCGTGTTTACTTATGTCATAAGCAAATTTTTAACATACCTAAGGAATACCAAAGGGAATGCCAAAGCAATACCTAAGGAATACCAAAGGGAATGCCAAAGCAATACCTAAGTGAATACCTAAGGGAATACCTAAGGGAATACCTAAGGGAATACATAAGGAATACATAAAGGAATAATACCAAAGGAATACCAAAGGAATACCAAAGGAATACCAAAGGAATACCGAATTAAGCATATAAAAAGCCTTTAAATTAATTAATTCATGATTATTTTCTAATTAAATTTTTCTAGTTAAATCAAGGGGTTATGCAGCAAAAGTACTTTTATTTAATTTTATTTTAAAAATAATGCTTGACTTTATGATTAATATCGGGATAATGATTTCCAACACAACAACAAAAGGAAAA